CAAGAAGCCGTCGAAGTTGTCGCAAGAGGAACTCCACAGGCCCGAATGTCACAAGTAGTAGTTGAAGTGATAAGACGTGTATCCCATGAGAACGTTCAGATCGACTTAATCGACTAATGGCGTTTGATACCCTGACACCCATTTACCCTGAAGGTGGCACCTTTCCGCATGGAGAGAATCCTCTCAGCGATGGAGGCAAGTGGCGCATGTATTCCACTAGACCGCCTCTACAGTCTAAAGCCGATGGTAGTGCTCTTATCGGTACAGTGGAGTTTGCTGTGAATGGAAGCTACTATGCTGCACTACCGTTCCAGGGTAAAGTGGTTGAAGCCTACGGTTGTAGACCTGAATCCGGTCTTGGCGCAGCACTAGAGTCTCATCGCATCGTTGCGCTGTTTGGTGATCCTGACGGCTATACGGGGTACTCGTCGGGCTTTGGCGGTGGTATTGGTGAGTCCTACTTCTTTCGGCTTTACAGCGGCGGTACGAGCAGCTTCGTCGGTATCGGAGATGACGGTGCTGCCGACGGTGGAGTCGGAGCAGGAGGCCCAAGACCTAGAAAGCTTGGTATACGCATTACGCCTGACAGAGTACAGCAATGGGGCTGGACTTCGGCTACAGGGTGGTTCCTAGTGCAAACGCATTTCGGTACGGAATACCGTGGGCAATGCTTCTTTGCACTTGAAACAGAGGAACAGGGTGGTCTGAACGAAGTCGGTTGGACATGCTTCTTTGCACAGGAAATTCGCCGTACACAGTTTTACCGTTGGTTGCCGTCACTGACGCCCGGTGAACTAGAGTAGGTATATAAGGGGCTGAAGGAATGAGCATCGCTGTCATAATTAGTTGGGTACTACTGTTTGTCGTTGGATACTGGTTAGGGTACGCATCCTGCTATAAAAGAAACGGATACCACAGACGCCGTGAACCGTAACGAGCTGGTATACATCATTGCCCTCGTCGTCGCCGGGGTGTGGGCAATCGTGTCGCTGGTTAGTCTGTTTCTAAAGGACTATACCGGACTGACGATAGTTACACCGGTGATGGTAATTGTCGCTGGTTTCTTGTTCGGGTACAAAAAGAACGGAAATGGAGGAACGTAAGCAATGCCGCAGAGAATACCGAGGTACCTTGCTGACCATACCGGTGGTGCGTTTCTTGCGCTCACTCTGGCCGCTGCACTCGCTTTCGCAGTTATGCTGATTCTCTACCGCGATCAAGCGAATAAGACAGAAGAACTCGCTAAGCAGAGTTTACAGTTGAGCCTTGAAATTCAGCAGCAAAGACGGGAAACAATCTTTACTACTTGTAGAATGCAGAACGCACGTCATCTTGACTTGGCACGTTTCTTGCGGAAACAGGGTATTCCTCCCAGGGAAAGGCCCGACGTTTACGTGTTCATTAACAAGCTAGCTCCACTACAAAACTGCCGCGAAGTGGTACGGGCGGCTACCAGTTCAAGCTGACAACCGCAGGGTTAGCTTGATATCCACACTACAAGGAGGTTAGAGTTGACAGCTAGTGGTAACGTCAAAGCACTGATCGCTCTCATCATGGCGGTCATTGCAGCGTTGACTACTGCTCTCACCGGTCATACGGACTTCGGCGATATTGACACGCAGACGTGGCTTATCGCTCTTGGTACCGTACTTGCATCGGGTGCGTTGACAGCGTTTGTTACCAACGTGCCCGGTATTTACGGTGGAGCAATCAAGTCACTGATCGGAGCGGCAGGAGCGTTTATTGCGGCGCTTGTGCCAGCTTTCGATGATCGCGTTGTTTCACAGCTTGAACTGGTTACGGCAATCGGTGCGTTCTTCGCAGCGTTGGCCCTGGTCTATCAGATTCCAGACCCGCCGACGAGTGAACCACCTGTTGTCGTGCCACCACCTGTGCCCTAGCTACAGGGTCTAGGGCGCAAAGAAGGGCCGGTACCGTTACCTCTCCTGCGGGCGATACCGGCCCTTCACCTTTCCTATCGTGTGTAGTGCGGGATGCAGTTGCAATCATCCTCTGACTGTGTTTCCACCGCTTTACACTTTGGATGATGCAACGCAACGATAGGGCGATACGTCTGTTTCATAGCCCTCTCCACGGCTCGCTTGATATCGCCGATAGGATCGGGCCATGATAACGAGGACTCCGTATCAGGAGTCAAGTGGAATCACCCCCTTTTTACTCTTCTAGCTCGTAGTCGGCGTGAACGTGCTCAATCGTGGCGTCGGGGTAGTTGGCAAGAACCCAATTAATCGCGTCGCCTCGCGTGTCGAACGTATCCGGCATGTCGTTGTTCTCCCAACCGTCGGGAAGCTTAACCGCAAACAAACCCTCTTGTGCGACAATCTCGATAGTCACTTCTTCCTCCTGTTCTCGCCTTCGTAACCGGACTTATTGAACTGGAACCCGTAACCGTACGTGTACCAGTGAAGCAGGTGGCGTAGAGCATCCATCGCGTGAGGCTTACCGCGAATGTACAGCCCGTCACGTTGCAACTTCTCGTTACTGTAGTAAGCCATGCCAGTCGCAGCTTTCTGCCTAAACAGGTTGATCTTGTTCTGTTGCGCGTATAGCTCACAGACGCCTAGAAGCTCACGCGGATAGAGTTCCAGTCCTTTCCGCGCTCTGCCTCTAAACTCAAATTCCTCTGCTATGATGATATCCGGCTTCAGCAGACGTAGCTGGTCGTAAAGCATGATATGATCGAAGACGGTCTGACCGCAGCGAACCTTCATCAGACCGTCCTCAATCACACCGACAGCATGCCCGGTAGTGATACCAGGGTCAAAGCATGCTACGGTCTTCATTCACCTCTACCCATCGTTGACATGATTGCCGCGTGTGCCCACTGTAGCAAGCCTACTGAGCGCCACGGAGTCATGTTCGTCTGCTCCTGCAAGAACCCCGCAGCAGCTCTACCATCGCTTGTCATCACTTCGTACGCGATAACCCATCCGACGACGATATCACCTTCGTTCTGTGGCAGTTCGGCTTGAAGCATGTCATCAATCTTACGAGTGTCTTTGCTGATTTCTCCCATTAAACACCGTCCCTCAATTCCTCCATCGTTAGCGGTGGACGAACCGTAAACATGTACTCTTCGGGGAAGCGGTAGTAACTGCTCATTGGCGCGATAAGCTCTGGCGCTGCCTGAGAACCGTTAGAACCCCACTGTGCTGTGGAGAAGTTTCCAGGCTTGATACAGCACACCACATGCCTTTCACTGTGGAAGTGTGCTAGATCGCCGATGCGGAACGGAGAGCCGATATGATGCCAACCGTCCTCATCGTCGTCAGTGTTGCCCCAACCCTTGTATGCGTACTTACTAGGATCAGGCACTTGAATGCCTGTCTTGTCCTGCGCGTACTTGAACGACTGAATCACCATAAGGGAACAGTCGCTTCTACCACCGGCAGCAGGATTAACCGTTGCATCGCCTGGACGACCCTGCCAGTACCCCCACCGGTAGTTGTACTTAATGGCGATAGTCCAGAACTCGTGGATATAGAACTGAACCTTCTGAACCTTGAGTGATGTAGCAGTGACCTTAGCCTCGTCCTGCACGATCTTGCGGCTGTACTCGTCTAGTGCCCATTCACCCTTATGCGGGCCTTCGGGAACCCTACGGTTCCTAACGACTTCCCACACTTCTTTCCCGTAACTTCCATCCCGCGGATCGTTCTTGCTCCTGATCTTGTGAATGATCTTAAGGTCTGCAACCAAGTCCCACAGCTTACGGTTGTAATGCTGATCGAACTGTGTCCAAGGCAGTAGACCTACTCTACCGAAGTAACGCTTGAGTGCCTCTGCTGTGGCGCCTTTGGACTTAAGAGGCCCGTCGGCCAAACCATACGGCCCTGTGTACGGAAACTGCCCTTCAGTGAGTGGCATCGACTTTACCGTTCTTATGTGCTTTGTGCATCTGTTCAACCATTTCAGCGGCTTCTACGAACGTACAGTCGTTATTCTTCTGAACGGTCTTGATGCGTTCGTACAACTTCTCTGGATCACGCTGGTCACGCTTAGTACTCATACTCTGCGAGATAGACACCCCATCCACCTTTCTGCCACTGAGCGTACTCGGCTAGTGGCTTACCATACGTACCGAACACAGGCTGCGTATGCGGCCAACCGAGCTGTACTCTGGCGGTAAAGTCCATACGCGGGGGAGAGAAGTTTTCGCTCACTCCCATGTAGCACTCGGTCAAGCACTTGTATCCCATGTCGATGATCGGCTTGGCCTTATCCGGCCTATAGCCTGTACTATCAACTAGCGGAACGAAGTTGGTAATGACCGCTCTTGCCACGTTAGGCAGAGTATCGGTGTGTTGTATGATACCCCGATAGTCGTCTTCGTCCTCTAGCTCTGCTACAACGAAGTCAGCATCGAAAGGACACGCTTGCAGGTTCATAGAGTTAGTGAACCAAACACCCGCCCAAAGCTGCTGTTGGTGGCAAGCATCACGGAAGGCGGGCCAACGAGCGTCATTGCCATAATCGTCGTACTCTAGGCTCGCGCACTTATAACCGCGAGCGGCGGCTCTAGCAGCGAAGGTAGCAACTCCACCGAGGCTACCGTTGCTAAAGCCCCAAGCGGTCATTGCGTGGGGAAAGGGGCTGTGGTGATCTGCGACCTCAGCACAGCGATTTCGTCCGTAAGTTCCTCGTAATGAATCTTCTCGCGCCCATCGACGTTATCGAGGTGTTCCTTCACCTGATCCACAAAGTACATGTCAGCGTTAAAGGTGTCTCTGATGCCACCAGCCTCGGCACCATCCCAACGACCACTAGATTCCATGTACCGCTTCCAGTCGGCAATGCTCACACCAGCCGGGGGCTGCTTACCAAACACCTTGACGTAGAGATCCCTGACCGCGTTGTCGAGTGCAGACGCGCTAAAGCTAGTAGGCGGCTGCTTGGGCTTAAAGGTCTTTTCCTCGGCCATGCTGGTCTTACCTCCTTTTCGTGCTTAGCATTACTTTACTTTTTGAAGTATCGAGGCGCTGTGCGGCGATCTGCGCTTTCGGCCTACCGACGACATAGGGTATACCGGCCCTGGCCGCGACGTGCCCACCTGTGCAGGGAATCGCGGCGTGTCCGGCGTAGCTCCACCAAGACCCCCACAGTCGCCCCAGGTCAACGGTCGCACGTAACACAGTTTTACGCAGCAAGAGGCATAACCTCCATTTCCTCGACAGTGCCCCATGTCTCGCCAACGCTAACATCGACCTTAAAGGGCAGAGACATGTCTAGCCGCTCTTGTGGCATTCGCTCCATTACGTCCTTCATCACCTTTGCAACGTCAGTGACCTCATCTTCTGGAACGTCAGCGATGATCGAGTCATGGACTGTGCTGATAACGGGGATACCGAGCTTCCACAGTTCAATGATCGCACTGATCGTAAGCTGGCCTGCCGAGTTCTGCGGAAGAAAGTTGACGCCTTCGCGGTGGAGGTCATTCATGTTCTCCCTCGTTATCAAGTGAAAGCGCCGTTTACTGCCGAAAGGACTGACTAGAACGTTGTCAGCCTCTATCCGCTCACGAACCTCACTAATCCATTCAACAATCTCAGGGAATGTGTCAAACCAAGTACCAATATATGCTCTCGCCTCGTCAACGGGCATTGTGTACATCTGAGCAAACGACTCCGCTGATTGCAGGTAGCACACTCCGAAGTTGATATTCTTGCTTTTGACATATTCTTCCTTAGTGTAGTTCTCACCGTAGAACTTAGCGGCTGTTTCTTTATGCAATGAACGTGCGCTATCCTTGTAAATCTGCTGCATAGCCTTACTACCACTCATGTCGGCTATGAACCTTAGTTCGGCTTGAGAGTAGTCGGCGCTGACTATGAGATTACCCGGCGAAGGGTAGAAAAGACCTCTGACACCAGGTATAACATCTCTAGCTTCTCTTGTGATGTTCTGGAAGTTTGGATTTCTTGAGCTAGTACGTCCGGTAACTGTTCCGCAAGGATTAAACTCACAGTAAAGGCGTCCGTCTGTTGTCCTTTTGATGAGTCCCTCAATGAAAGTTCCGCGCTGAGTTTCGATAGAGCGGAAACGATCATAGACTGTTGCAAACTCGATAAGCTTGTCTCTTGCTCTTGGCTTAGAGTCGAACCGACCTTCTCTAATCTCACGTCGAACATCTTTATCGAAGCCAGTCTGCCGTTTCTTCTTGCCACTATCACGAAGCTTGTGTTTGAGTCCCCACTGTTCATATACAATCGCCCTTGTCTGCTTAGTGGACATTGGGTTGTAAAGCTCGGCACCTGCGATCTTACCTAGTTCACCCGTCAATTCACGTAGAAGCGGTATAACCACTTCCTCGTTCAAGTCTGCTGCCTTCTCTGCGTCGTATACGAAGCCCCGTCGCTCTATGTCCGTAAGCGCATTGAAGAACGGTACGTACTGACGGCGGTAGAGTTCCTCTACTTCGTCCTCAACGATCTTCTCTTTCAAGACATTGAATAGCTGAAGAGTGCCGCCAGTGTCAGTACCGTTATAATTGAGAAGCTCGTATATATCGTCAGGTAGCACACCGGTTTCTTTATACCTATCGACTGACTCGGGTTCGTAGTTAGGCCACCCAAGGTACAGACGAAGCAGATAACCCAAGCTATGAGTACCGGGGCGCTCATCAAGAACGTAAGACATAGCGAAAGTATCGTGGCTAATGTGCCCATTGATACCATTGTCCTTAAGTAGCTTAACATCGTAGATGCCGTTATGCCACACGTAATCAATAGGTTTAGTCCAAAGCTCTTTAAGCTCTGACCAGCATTCCTCTATCGCTTTCCGTGTGAACACGTAAGCATGGTCTTCTTGGAACGAGAAGCCTGCACACTCTATATGTGGCCTGTGGCCTTCAAGGTCAGAAGCAAGAAGCTCTCTGCTACCAAGGTCACGGATAGCAGCCAGAGCAGACCTTCGACTATCAAGAACATCAACGTTAGGGAGTGTGAGAGGCGGAGGAGGATTGAGTGCCAAACGAAAGTCAGCGACCAAGTTAGGGAAGTTATCGCTATCACGGATGACAGCAGCAGGGTTGTTTGTGACAATGACCCGCTGTAGTCTTGCACCGTCGCCAATACGGTCATGTACGATACCTCTACCTTTTTGCAGGGTTGACTTAACTATCTCTCTTGCCGGTTCTGCGCCTGCTGCGATGATGGTCTTAGCGGTAGCGAGGTCAGCGTCGAGTCTAGGCTTACAACGCTTGATAGCCTCTTTCGGCGGGTCTTCCGTTTCGCACAGTACGATGTTCGTAGTCTTGATCTGTTCACGCTTGTAACCGTTCTCTTCAAGCAGATGATCTACAACCACGCCGCTCATGCCTGCGAAGGGAAAACCTTTTTCCACATCTTTACGCCCTGGACTACGACTAACTAGTACAACCTCAGCATCCTCCGGGCCGGTGGTGTAAGCAGCGTCTTTGCGCTGCAACGGGCAGCCGTCACAATCTGCGAGAGGATGCTTATTCGTCATGGCTGTGGCTTGGGGTAGATGATATCGCGTAGATTGGGCTGAAAGAAACCGTCGCCTTTAATGACCTTACCGTACTCGTCGCGGTGAACGGTACCGTCCTCGTCAACCTTGCTCATGTTGCTAAGGTGAACTTCACGGAAGCACTTGTCGAGCGGAATACCGAATGATACCGCTGTACCACACAGCACGTAGATAAGGTCACAGATAGCGTCTGCGTATTCAACGAGGTTCTCGTCTACCCATGCGTCTTCCAGCTCTTTCCACTCTTCTA